TACAGGTAGAAGTACCAGTTGAAAACAGTAAAAAGTATTTAGATGAGTTATATCAAAAAATAATGTTGTTTGGTCAAGCGGTTGACTTTAGTTCTGACAAATTCGGTTCGGCTCCAAGTGGGGTTGCGTTGGAGTTTTTATATACTAACTTAAACTTGAAAGCAGATAAGTTAGCGCGCAAAGCTAAAGTTGCTATACAGGAGTTGCTTTGGTTTGTGTTTGAGCACTTCGATATCAAAGGAGAACATAAAGATGTCGATATTAGTTTCAACTACAACAAAGTAGCGAACACAGAATTACAAGTACAAACAGCTCAACAATCTATGGGAATTGTAAGCCATGAAACAGTATTAGAAAATCACCCGTTTGTCGAAGATTTGCAAGCAGAACTCGAACGAATAGAACAAGAACAAATGGAGTACAACAAGCAACTGCCTAATTTAGATGACGGAGGTGCTGACGGTGCCCAACAACAAGAAAGATCTAACAATAAAGAATCAGAATGATATTGATGAGTATATCGACAGTCTAATCTCTAAAGCTGAGAAGCCTATAGAACAACTATTTGCTAATCGACTTAAAGAGATAAAACAAATCATCGCAGATATGTTTGAGAAATATCAAAATGATGATGTGTATGTTACATGGACTGAATTCAATAAATACAACAGGCTCAATAAGGAGTTAACTCGTATAGGTACAATGTTGACTGATGACTATAGGCAAGTAGCTAAGATGATTCAGAAGTCACAAGAAGATGCTTATATAGAAAAATTCCTTATGAGCCTTTATTTATATGAAATGGCGAGTCAAACATCTATGCAGTTTGATGTTCCGAGTAAAGAGGTAATCAAATCAGCTATTGAACAACCTATTGAGTTCATTCGTTTAATGCCAACACTACAAAAACATCGTGATGAAGTACTGAAAAAGATACGCTTACATATCACACAAGGCATTATGAGCGGAGAGGGCTACTCTAAAATAGCGAAAGCAATCCGTGATGATATTGGTATGTCTAAAGCTCAATCGTTGCGTGTAGCTCGTACAGAAGCGGGCAGAGCGATGTCTCAAGCTGGACTCGATAGTGCATTGGTAGCTCAAAAGAATGGCTTACAGATGTATAAGTATTGGCAAGCTACTAAAGATACACGTACAAGAGACACACACAGACATCTAGACGGTGCTAAGAAGAAAATAGACGAACCGTTCAAGTCGAGCGGTTGCGTTGGACAGGCGCCTAAGTTGTTTGTTGGTGTGAATAGTGCAAAAGAAAACATCAACTGTCGTTGTAAGCTTATGTATTACATTGATGAAGATGATTTGCCTAGTACAACGAGAGTGCGTAAAGATGATGGCACAACCGAAGTAATACCACAAATGACTTATCGTGAGTGGGAGAAATATAAACGTAAAAGAAAGTAGTTTACTACTCGACCTTAGCATGTCGTTAAACTGCTTCTTTTTATACCAAAATTCTTCGTGGCGTTGCACGTAAAACTCGTAAAAAGGAGTAGTTTAAATGGATTTATACACATTGTTAGGACAATTTAAAGACGGAGAAATCGACAAGCAGAAGGTAATTGATGCGATTGACGAATCAAAATCGGGAATGGTACCACGTTCGAGACTGAACGACAAGAATACCGAAATTGAAGAGTTGAAAGAAGAGATTTCTAAACGTGATGAACAAATTGTCAAATTGCAAGACTCTGTTAAAGATGATAGCGAGATTCAAAAAGAACTCGAAGAATTAAAGAATCAAAATTCAGAGTTGGAGACAAAGTATAAAGAAACACAACTTAATAACGCAGTTAAGTTAGCGGTTGCTAAAGAAGCAAATGACGCTAACGACATTCTAGCATTCATCAATAAAGATGAACTGGAATTAGTAGACGACGGCACTGTAAAAGGTTTAGACAAAGCGATTGAAACGCTTAAAGAGTCTAAACCTTATTTATTTGCGTCGTCTAAGCCTGTAGGTAAAACACCACAAGGCGGAGGTAATCCGGACTCAAGTGTAACGAAAGAAAAGTTTGACAACATGAGTGTCGCTGAACGTAACGAATTGTATTTGAACGATCGTGAGACATTCGAAAAACTAGTTAATCAAAATTAAACAAAGAAAGAGGTATAAACATGCCACAAGGAGTTACTAAAACAAGTAATCAAATCATTCCAGAAGTACTAGCGCCTATGATGCAAGCGCAACTCGAAAAGAAATTGCGTTTCGCTTCATTTGCAGAAGTAGATAGCACATTACAAGGACAACCGGGAGACACTTTGACATTCCCAGCATTCGTTTATAGCGGAGATGCACAAGTAGTTGCAGAGGGCGAAAAAATCCCTACTGACATCTTAGAAACTAAAAAACGTGAGGCTAAAATCCGTAAAATTGCTAAAGGTACATCTATCACAGATGAGGCTTTATTAAGTGGTTACGGAGACCCTCAAGGCGAACAAGTACGTCAACACGGTTTAGCACATGCTAACAAAGTTGACAATGACGTATTAGAGGCTTTAATGGGAGCTAAACTTACTGTTAATGCGGACATCACTAAGTTAAACGGCTTACAATCAGCAATCGACAAATTTAACGATGAAGACTTAGAACCAATGGTTTTATTTGTTAATCCACTTGATGCTGGTAAGTTACGCGGAGATGCATCAACTAACTTTACACGTGCAACCGAATTAGGCGATGACATCATCGTTAAAGGTGCGTTTGGCGAAGCTCTAGGTGCTATCATTGTACGTACTAATAAGTTAGAAGCTGGCACAGCTATTTTAGCTAAAAAAGGTGCAGTTAAATTAATCTTGAAACGTGATTTCTTCTTAGAAGTAGCGCGTGACGCATCAACAAAAACAACTGCATTATACAGTGATAAGCACTATGTAGCATATTTATATGATGAATCTAAAGCAGTGAAAATCACTAAAGGTTCTGGAAGCTTAGAAATGTAATGGGAGGTAGTGACGTATGTATAAAGTAATCGAACGTTTTGAAGATGCACAAGACAACGGACATGAATATCAAGTGGGAGACACTTACCCACGTGATGGATTAGAAGTGTCAGAAGAACGATTCACTGAATTATCTACAACAAACAACCGCCGTAATTTAATCGCTATTAAACTTGTTGAAGACAAGCAAGTAGAACAGTCTGAGGCGAGCGCTGACGAGCAAAAAAGTTTATCTGATATGAAAGTATCAGAATTAAAAGAACTTGCTAAAAAGCGTGAAATTAAAGGGTATAGTGATATGAAAAAAGACGAGCTTATCAAAGTTTTAGAGGGTGTTAAGTAATGGACGCAAAAGACGTCAAAATGATTAATGGACTTTCACTCAATGATTCGTCTAACGATGAGCAGATCGAATATCTTATTGAAGAATATAAAGGTGTTGCAGAAGATTATTGTAATCAGAAGTTTGATGACAAAGAAGTGCCGTCGGGTGTTAAGAAGTTTATTGCTGAATGTATCAAGTTTGGTACAACTGGCAATATCTCAGCGCGCACGATGGGCAACGTGAGTTATACCTATGTAACTGACATACCTAGTAGTGCTTATGCTTATCTAATGCCTTATCGTAAGTTAAGTTGGGGTAAGCGATATGTTTAATCCGTTTGATGAGTTTCCGCACACAATTGAAATTGGAGAGGTTGAAGTTGCAGGAACATTTCCTAAAGAATACGAGCGTTTTAAAAGTAACGAAACAATTAAAGGATTTATGGATACGCCTACATCAAGCGAGACACTCAAATTTCATCAAATGAGCAAAGACTTCGACCGTAACCTATATACGCCGTATCACATACCAATAACAAACAAAACTTTATTTAATTACGAGGGTAAAACGTACGAAGTTGTAGGCGAACCGGTCGACCAAGGCGGACAACATGAAATCAATTTAACTAGATTGAGGGTGCGATCTATTGGCAAAGGTTAAGTATGGTAATTGGGACTTAGTAAAAGAGTTGGAAAATTACGAGCGAGACATGGAGCGATGGGTCAAACGAGGTATAGCAAAGACTACTGCTAAGATTCACAATACAATCATTTCATTAATGCCAGTTGATACCGGATATCTTAGAGAAAGTGTAACAATGGACTTTAAAGACGGCGGTTTTACTGGTGTTATTAATATTGGTAGTGAGTATGCAGTGTACGTCAACTACGGTACAGGGGTAGTGTGTATGTCCCACTTATCAGTAATGGTAAGTTAAAAATCGGGCAAAATCGGTGAAAGTCTTATATGTAAAATATCGACTGGTATATACGATGAAGGTTTGGTATAATATCCATAAGGAGTGATGTTATGCTAACCAATTCTAAAGGCGAAGTTTTTGAAGGTAATTTTAGAGACTTGACAGGCAAAAAATTCAATATGTTAAAAGTCATAGAACCAGTAAGGATTCACAATCCACCTAAAGGAGATAGATACCTGTATTGGTTAGTAGAGTGTGATTGTGGAAATACTGCAGTTAAATCTGCAAAATCTATAACAACAGGTTATTCCAAAAGTTGTGGATGCTTACAAAAGATAGCGACAAGCAAGGCTAAAAAAACTCATGGTGATACAGATTCTAGACTGTATTATATATGGGAAAATATGAAGAAACGTTGCTATAAACCAAATTCCGATAGATACAAAAATTATGGTGCTAGAGGAATAACTATCTGTGAAGAATGGAAAAATAGTTATAAAAATTTCTATGACTGGGCATATAATAATGGTTACAATGAACGCTTAACTATTGAAAGAAAAGATATTAACGGTAACTACGAACCTTCAAATTGTACTTGGATAACAAGGAATGAACAAGCTAAAAACAGAACTAGCAATAAATGGGTATTCCTAGATGGTATTAAGTACTCGCCGCAAGAATTAGAAAAAATATACAAAATATCAGTTAACACAATATATGCAAGGATTGCTCGTGGTGATAAAGGTTACGCTGTTGTTAGACCTTTAGGACAAAGACAATTCTGGAAAAGATAACACCGAGGTAACTTAATAGATTGCGAAAGGCTATTGAGCACTGTAGAGCGTAGGAAGTGAATAAATATAATCTTCCCAAGAGTGTCCGACAACCAATAATGGTTGTCTTTTTTATTGGTTGAAAATGTACGCCGAACTTACAGGTGACTGTAAGAAGTAAAGGATAAAAAGCCTTTACGATAACAAGATGATACGCAGTCGGTCCAGGTGGTAGTCGTGCAAAGAATATCCCGTGGCGTTACAAAGACGCAGACGGACATTGGCACACTACTAAAGGACAACATGCTCAACCTTTTTGGGAGCCGGCAATAGACGCTGGGCGAGCATTCTTTAATAAGTATTTTTCGTGAGGTGGTTAAGATATGTGGGTATCAGTTGAACGGTACTTATTTAACAAAGTATATAACAAATTAAAAAGTAACCCTATTATCCAAAAACAATTGGACGGTAGGGTTTTTGATTGCGTTCAAAAAGACGCTGTTTACCCATATATCGTTGTGGGTGAAACAAACGTCACTAACAAAGAAACGACCACGAGCATGGTCGAAGATGTCGGCATCACATTGCATGTTTATAGTCAAGCGCGTAATAGAGATGAGGCATCACAAATAATTCAATTTTTAGGCTTCGTCTTAAATAACGAAATCGAAATTGATTATTATTCATTCATTAAAAGTCGGATTGATACACAAGAAGTTATTACTGACATAGATCAGTACACTAAACACGGTATCATTCGGCTTGTTTTTAAATACAGACATAACACATTACAAAGGAGTGTAACGAATGGCGCAGGATAAATATATTGTCGCTCTCCAAATCGCTGATAAAGATTTAGCTAAGAAGCTAACTATCGAAGAAGCAACGCTTTTAGGTAGTTTAGCAGAGGGTGGGCACACTATCAGTAATGACCTTGCTGAAATCATTCAAGGCGGTAAGAAAGATTATAGCCGTAACTCTGTCGAAGAAGAAATCAAGTTAACGCTTGATGTCGTTCCGGGAGATAAAGGTCAATTAGCATTAAAAGAATCGGTTAAGCAATTCAAACAATTACGTGTTTGGATTTGGGAAACTAAAAAACGCGATGGCAAACATCACGGTGTATTCGCATATGTAGTTATCGAAGAGCACGAATGGTCATTTGATGACGAAGATAACAAAATCGAAATCACAGCGAAAGTTAAGTTCAATAGTGCAGACGGTACAATCAACGATTTACCAAAAGAATGGCTTAACCCTAGCGCATTGGCTCCAGTTGTTGAATTCGAAGACATGAACGCTTACGAAGATAGTTATGAAAACCGAACTAAAAAAACAACTGCTGGCAGTAGCGATTTAAGTATGTAATTAACGAGGGCATAAGCCCTCTATTTTTTTGTACAAAATAACGATAAACGAGGTATTTAATATGGCTGAAACAACTTTTAATCCAATTACATCATTAACGATTAACAATGAAGAAGTGAAAGCAAAAGCAACATTTATGTTCGATAAAACCGCTAAAAAATTTGCAACTGAACAAGAAGATAACAAAGGTAGAAAACAAAAAACCTCAGGATTTACTAATGTTTATAACGCTTTATTAGAGCGTGACACAGTGGCAATTGTAGACTTTTGGGAATGCGCAACAGCTTATCTAGGTAAAAGCGCACCTAAAAGAGAAGATATTGAAGCGGAAATCATGGAAATCATCGAAAGAGAAAACGACACGTTAAATCTATTACAAGGTGCGTTGGACGTAATGAATAATAGTGGTTTTTTCAAGCAGAAATCACGTCTATTCTGGACACAGATGAACCAAGCGCCATCGTTAGCCAAAGAAGACGAGAAAGAGGGCGCGAAAGCTGGTATCGAGATGATGAAGAACAACTACAAAGAAATCATGACCGTAGCACCTTATTAGACTATTCGGAAATAAGGCAGATGACAAGTCGTTACATAGGTTATATGAGTAATGACGAGCTAATGAGCATGCTACCTGCCGAATGGAATGACTGGATTATTGGCGCTAGACAAGCATTGATTGACCAAAGGGACATCGCGTTGTACGGCGCTCAATATAATGCGGTCGCTCAAGCTGGTAAATCACTAAAACGTTTTGTTAGGCAGAACGAAAGAGAACATTATATTATTCGTGGTCAAGAAGACGAATATGAAAAAATGAAACAGCGTGAGCTAGCTAAAAACAAACGTAAAAGAGAAATACAAAAACAAGGGACTCGCAAGTTCCTTAACAGCTTAAAAACAAGTCATAAAGGAGGTTAGGCATGGAAAAGAATTTTCTAGCTCGTATTACAGCTATAATCAGTGATTTTAAAAGGAATATGAGAACTGCTCAACGTATGGCTAAAACTGATATACCGGACGAAATCAAGACAGAAGTTACAGCTAACATAAGAGATTACCAAAGAGAGTTAACGCGAGCTAAATCGATGGCTCAGCGATGGCGAGAACATAAAGTTAATATCGATGCAGATGCTAGCAAAGTGAAACAAGTCATATCGTTTGTTAAAGTAGAACTATCGAATATCAGACGTAAAAAAGTTGAAATTGATGGCGACGCAAGCGGATTAAAAAGAAATGTTGCGACTTCTAAAGCAATGTTAGCTGGTTGGCGCAAACACACTGTTAAATTAGATTTTGATACAACTGGAATGACGAAAATGCAAGTAGCGTTGACTGCTGGTAAAAGAGCGTTAGATCAGTATCAATCAACAATGGATGGCATCGCATCAAATATTAGAACTTTCGGTACTATCTTCGCACAACAAGTCAAAGGTTTAATGATTGCTAGTATACAAGCGTTAATACCAGTAATTGCTGGATTAGTTCCGGCTATTATGGCGGTACTTAATGCCGTTGGTGTATTAGGTGGTGGCGTCGTTGGTTTAGCTGGTGCATTCTCTGTAGCAGGTGTTGGAGCGGTTGGTTTCGGCGCAATGGCTATTACTGCACTAAAAATGGTAAAAGATGGAACATTAGCAGTAACAAAAGAAGTTCAAAACTTTAGAGATGCGAGCGATCAGTTAAAAACTACATGGCAAGGCATTGTAAAAGAGAATCAAGCAAGTATCTTTAATGCGATGTCAGCAGGTATCAGAGGCGTTACAAGTGCGATGTCTCAATTAAAACCATTCTTATCCGAAGTATCTATGCTGGTTGAAGCAAACGCACGCAAGTTTGAGGATTGGGTTAAACATTCTGAAACAGCTAAGAAAGCATTTGAAGCGTTGAATAGCATAGGTGGCGCAATCTTCGGAGATTTATTGAACGCTGCAGGACGATTTGGCGACGGATTAGTTAACATTTTCACTCAATTAATGCCATTGTTCAAATTCGTGTCTCAAGGATTACAGAACATGTCTATAGCTTTCCAAAATTGGGCTAATAGTGTAGCTGGTCAGAATGCTATTAAAGCGTTTATTGACTACACTACCACTAACTTACCTAAGATTGGCCAGATATTTGGTAATGTATTTGCTGGTATTGGTAATTTAATGATTGCTTTTGCTCAAAACAGTTCTAATATTTTTGACTGGTTAGTTAAATTAACTTCTCAATTTAGAGCGTGGTCAGAACAAGTAGGACAATCACAAGGGTTCAAAGACTTTATAAGTTACGTTCAAGAGAATGGTCCTACTATTATGCAATTAATCGGTAACATCATAAAAGCATTAGTAGCATTTGGCACTGCAATGGCTCCTATAGCTAGTAAATTGTTAGACTTTATCACTAATCTAGCTGGTTTTATCGCTAAGCTATTCGAGACACACCCAGCTATAGCACAAGTTGCTGGTGTTATGGGTATTTTAGGTGGTGTATTTTGGGCTTTAATGGCTCCGATTGTTGCTATAAGTAGTGTGCTTACAAATGTGTTTGGCTTGAGTTTATTCAGTGTCGTCGAAAAGATTTTAGAATTCGTTAGAACATCAAGTTTAGTTACTGGAGCTTTGGAAGCATTAACAGGTGTTTTTGGAACGATTTCAGCACCTATTTTAGCGGTAATTGCAGTAATTGGCGCATTTATCGGTGTCCTAGTTTATTTATGGAAAACAAACGAGAATTTCAGAAACACTATTACTGAAGCGTGGAACGGTGTTAAAACGGCGGTTTCTGGTGCGATTCAAGGTGTAGTTGGCTGGTTAACTGAATTGTGGGGCAAAATCCAATCTACCTTACAACCGATAATGCCTATATTGCAAGTTTTAGGGCAAATATTCATGCAAGTTTTAGGTGTTTTGGTAATAGGTATCATCACAAACGTTATGAATATCATACAGGGTTTGTGGACGTTAATTACAATTGCATTCCAAGCCATAGGAACAGTGATATCCGTAGCAGTCCAAATCATAGTAGGTTTATTCACTGCTTTAATTCAATTGCTTACTGGCGACTTCTCAGGTGCTTGGGAGACAATTAAAACTACGATTACCAATGTACTTGATACGATTTGGCAATACATGCAATCAGTTTGGGAGTCAATTATCGGCTTTTTAACTGGAGTAATGAATCGAACACTTTCTATGTTTGGTACAAGTTGGTCACAGATATGGAGTACAATCACTAATTTTGTTAGCAGTATTTGGAACACTGTTACAAGCTGGTTCAGTCGAGTGGCTTCGAGTGTAGCTGAAAAAATGGGGCAAGCACTAAACTTTATTATCACAAAAGGTTCCGAATGGGTTTCTAATATTTGGAATACAGTTACAAGTTTCGCAAGTAAAGTAGCTGATGGATTTAAAAGAGTTGTCTCAAATGTAGGCGACGGCATGAAAAACGCGCTTGATAAGATTAAAAGCTTTTTCAGCGATTTTTTAAATGCCGGAGCAGAATTAATAGGCAAAGTAGCAGAAGGTGTAGCTAACGCCGCGCACAAAGTAGTAAGCGCGGTAGGCGATGCGATTTCATCAGCGTGGGACTCTGTAACTTCATTTGTAAGTGGACACGGCGGAGGTAGTGGTTTAGGTAAAGGTTTAGCGGTATCACAAGCTAAAGTAATGGCTACTAGCTTTGGTAAAACATTTACAAGTGAGTTAGGTTCAACGTTAACGGATGGATTCAACGACAGTTTAACACCAAGCGTTGACGGCCATATGACAAATGATGTGCAACATAGTATGAAAGAAAATAATAGACCTATTGTTAATGTAACTGTTAGAAACGAGGGCGATCTAAACATGATTAAATCTCACATTGACGATATGGATGCAAAAGATGGTAGTTTCAACTTAATGTAAGGGAGGTTTGTTTATTGATAGCCCATGATGTAGAAATTATTAAAAATGGTGTGAAGTACCGAGTCAGTGACAATCCTCACACTTACAAACACTTAAGAGTGCTTGATTACAATGTTATCGGTTCGGGTTACAAAAGGAATTATTCGCCTTTAGATTGTGTTGACGGACGTTTTCACAATTACGCTAAAGAAGAATATAAAAAAGTTGAATTAAGATTGAGGTATGAAGTACCTAAAATTGCTTATGCCTCACATCTTAAATCAGACATTCAAACATTGTTTTATGGTCGCTTTTACCTAAGAGAATTGGCAACTCCGGATAACACTATCAAATTTGAAAATATGTTCGAACCGTTAGAACAAGAATTTGAATTAGATTATGTTGACGGCAGACAATTATATGTCGGATTAGTTAGTGAAGTATCTTTTGACACAACTAAGACTGCCGGAGAATTCACTTTGACTTTCGAAACAACAGAATTGCCGTTCTTTGAAAGTATCGGCTATAGCACTGATTTAGAAAGTGATAACGATTTAGAAAAATGGTCAGTTCCGGACAGAATAGCACTAAATGAAAATGATAGAAGTAGACAAATGACATTCTATAATACGAGTTCTGGAGATGTTTATTACAACGGAGATGTGGCATTAACACAATTCAACCAATTCAATGTAGTTGAAATTGAATTGGCCGAAGATGTTAAAGCTGATGATAAAGACGGTTTCACTTTCTATATGGATAAAGGAAACATCTCAGTAATTAAAGATGTCGATTTAAAAGCAGGCGATAAAATCATTTTTGATAACAAGCACACATATAGAGGCAATTTAAATATTGACCTATACAACAAGACCTTAGAACAACCGGTGTTGTATCCTGGTTGGAATCATTTTAAAGCCAACAGACTTATGAAAAAGATAGTCTTTAGACACAAATTATATTACAGATAAGGAGTAGCATATGCCGGTATTATTAAAAAGTTTGCAAGGCGTCGGTCATGCGATTCATGTTAATACAAAATTAAACGAAAAATTGAATGAAGATAGTACGTTAGACATTGATATGATAGAAAATGCCAGCACTTTCGACGCAATCGGCGCTATTACAAAGATGTGGACTATCACAAATATAAAAGGGGAAGATGACCTCAACGAATATGTAATAGTAATGCTTGATAAATCAACAATCGGAAACAAAATCAAACTTAGTATCAAAGCGAGACAAAAAGAATTAGACGATCTAAACAATTCTAGGATTTACCAAGAATATAACGAAAGTTTCACAGGCGTAGAATTTTTTAACACTGTATTTAAAGGAACTAGTTATAAGTACGTATTGCATACTAAGGTTGACGCGTCAAAATTCGAGGGATTAGGTAAGGGAGACACAAGGCTTGAGATATTCAAAAAAGGGCTTGAACGTTATCATCTCGAATATGAATATGAAGCTAAAACTAAGACGTTTCACTTGTACGATGAATTATCTAAAGTAGCAGGTTACTACATCAAATCAGGTGTAAATGCTGATAATGTCAAGATTCAAGAAGATGCTTCTAAATGCTACACATATATAAGAGGTTATGGCGACTTTGACGGTCAACAAACTTTTACAGAGGCTGGATTACAATTCGAATTCACACACCCATTAGCACAACTGATTGGGAAAAGGGAAGCGCCTCCGTTAATAGATGGACGTATAAAAAAAGAGGATGTTTTAAAAAAATCAATGGAGCTAGTGATAAAGAAAAGTGTCACTGCTTCTATTTCTTTGGACTTCGTAGCACAGCCTGAGCATTTTCCAGAGGCTAATCCTAGAATTGGCGATGTCGTAAGAGTGGCCGAACCAACTATAGGCTATAACGACTTAGTAAGAATAGTCGAGATTACTACACATAGAGATGCATATAACAACATCATCAAACAAGATGTAGTATTAGGCGATTTTACAATGCGTGACAGATATAGAAAAGCTATCCATGAAGCTACGAACTATGTTAAGAATGTAAAAACAACTAAGTCAGACCCAGCTAAGTACTTGAGAGAACTAAACGCTAAAGTCAACGCTAGTTTATCTATAAATAATGAGTTAGTTAAGCAGAATGAAAAAATAAACGCAAAAGTCGATAAGATGAGTACTAAAACAGTTACAACTGCGAATGGCACGATCATGTACGACTTTACGAGTCAATCAAGTATAAGAAATATCAAATCTATTGGAACGATTGGCGATTCTGTAGCTAGAGGGTCTCATGCAAAAACTAATTTCACAGAAATGTTAGGCAAGAAATTAAAAGCGAAAACGACCAACCTTGCAAAAGGTGGCGCAACTATGGCAACTGTTACAGATACAAACAACGTTGAAAATAGTATTTATAGACAAGCAGAACAAATTAGAGGCGACTTAATCATATTACAAGGCACTGATGATGACTGGTTACACGGTTATTGGGCAGGCGTACCGATAGGCACTGATAAAACGGACACTAAAACGTTTTATGGTGCCTTTTGTTCTGCAATTGAAGTTATACGAAAAAATAACCCAGATTCAAAAATACTAGTAATGACAGCTACAAGACAATGCCCTATGAGTGGTACAACAATACGCCGTAAAGACACGGACAAAAACAAACTAGGGTTAACACTTGAGGACTATGTAAACGCTCAAATATTAGCTTGTAGTGAGTTAGATGTACCAGTGTTTGACGCATATCACACAGATTACTTTAAGCCATACAATCCAGCTTTTAGGAAAGCGAGCATGGAGGACGGCTTACACCCTAACGAAAAAGGTCACGAGGTTATTATGTACGAGTTAATCAAGGATTATTACAGTTTTTACGACTAAAGGAGGCAACCAATGGCTTACGGATTAATTACAAGTTTACATTCAATGACAGGTCGGAAAATAGTTGCTCAACATGAGTATAACTATCGCTTGTTAGATGAAGGTATGAGCAAACTTGAGAAAATGTTTATATACCATCAAAAAGAAGAAATATACGCACACTCAGCGAAACAAATTAAATACTTGAATGACAGTGTTGAAGATTATTTAACGTATTTAAATGGCCGTTTTAGCAATATGATTCTAGGCCATAACGGCGACGGTATCAATGAAGTAAAAGACGCGCGTATTGATAATACAGGTTATGGTCATAAGACATTGCAAGATCGTTTGTATCATGATTATTCAACACTAGATGCTTTCACTAAAAAGGTTGAGAAAGCTGTAGATGAACACTATAAAGAATATCGAGCGACAGAATACCGATTCGAACCAAAAGAGCAAGAACCGGAATTTATCACTGATTTATCGCCATATACAAATGCAGTAATGCAATCATTTTGGGTAGACCCTAGAACGAAAATTATTTATATGACGCAAGCTCGTCCAGGTAATCATTACATGTTATCTAGATTGAAGCCCAACGGACAATTTATTGATAGATTGCTTGTTAAAAACGGCGGTCACGGTACACACAATGCGTATAGATACATTGATGGAGAATTATGGATTTATTCAGCTGTATTGGACAGTAACAAAAACAACAAGTTTGTACGTTTCCAATATAGAACTGGAGAAATAACTTATGGTAATGAAATGCAAGATGTCATGCCGAATATATTTAACGACAGATATACATCAGCGATTTATAATCCTATAGAAAATTTAATGATTTTCAGACGTGAATATAAAGCTTCTGAAAGACAACTTAAGAATTCGTTGAACTTTGTTGAGGTTAGAAGTGCTGACGATATTGATAAAGGT